CCATCGTGTGGGGAGGCGCGTAGACGCTGGCTTGACCAACTTCCTTGCCGCCTTGTTTATTGCTGTAGGCCATGATTTACCCCGTTTTCTGGTTGGCTGCACGGGACAGGTTGCGACCAACGCGCATCCGGTCTTCAGACGTAGGGCCACCCTTTTTCATGCCCTTAACGTGCATGCGTGATTCGTGACCCTTGACCATTTTCTTGGCCTCGGTGTCAGCAATGCGTTTAACTGTCTTTGTATCCATCATGGACTCCTATGAAACCGTTACTGTTACTGTACCAACACTCGTGGTTCCTACCAAGTAGTTGGGAGTCAAACCTACATCAACACTACCACCCCCACCAATCGGGGCCCAACCCCACTGAATGTCTCTAGACCCGCCAGCGGGATAACCCAAGGTATCCAGCCCAGAAGTCACGTAGCTGCGGTCAGGGCGCGGGTTACGCAAAGCCTGTGGGTCATCCACTGGAAACATACCTAGCTGTAGCTGCGGCTGGTCGGGGTCCCAGCACTCTGGACACACCAGCAGATTGTAGTTCTTTGTCTTGATAATTTCCGTTTTCAAGACACTCAATTTGAACCGCTGACCACAACGGTCACACTCTGAAATCGCATTCTTACCGGAAGCGAATCTATTACCCATGACTACCGCCCGATATAGGTCTGTCGCGGAACCAAACGGAGAGCCGCTTTCTCATGGTCTTCGTACGCCGCAAGTTCCCAAGTCTCATCGTATTGCTGCTTGAGCATGGGTAGGCGCTCCATACCAGTTGGAATCTTGCCCGCAATGTAGAACGCCAAGCCCGCTGCCATGCAGGGGATAAACCGGAACGGCACATCCATGATGTTCACACCGCCGCCAGCATCTTGAGTGCGGCGCAGCCGCCAGTAGGCCAGTGTGTATGTCTGCACATTGTCAGGTGTAGGCCAGACGGTCACGGCGGGAAGCTGCTGCCAGTAGACAGTAGTCCCAGAAGTATGCGCCGCAGCGGTAGTATTGTTCTGCGCACGGAAGCAGCTATAGAGAGTGTTCCCGTCTATGTACCCGTAGTTGATGGTTTCTGAGTCAATCTTGATGAACCCAGAAGCGGGCAGTCCCACAGTGGAACTCAGGGTAACTTCTGTGGATGTGCTTGTAATTGATGCGCTCAGGGTTAACCCTACCACCGAAGTCTGCCCGTTGTACCGTTGAATCCAAAGTTGGATAGGCCGCGCTTGGGTCAACTTGTTGGGGATAGTTGCGTAGGTAGAAACACTGATACGGGTGATGGTCAGGTCAGCCTGATTGGCAGTGCTGTTGGCATTCGTACGAATCAGATGTTCCAGCAAGTCAATCGTGTCATCCGGTAGGGGGTAGGTATTCTGCCCCTGCACCAACTGGATTGTGCCCGGTTCAATCGTCCACAGGTTGATGCCACGGTTCGCCCAGTCGGCAAACATGATGTTGAGGCTGCGCCGCGCCGTGCGCATGTCATAGCCCGTGCGTAGTTCGCTCCCAGCCCGCTCAAATGCCTCCTCGACCAACTCGGTAAGGTCAAGGTTGAAAGCTGTGGAGCCAGAAGTATTCGCCATTATCTAAACCCTGCTGTTTTCTTTGCAATGCTTTTGGGTTGGGCAACAAACTGTTTTCCTGCTGCTTTACCTGCGCGTTTTGCTTTGGTGGTCGCAGCGTATTCAGCCGGTGATAAGGATTTTATAGCAGCTTCAGGGAGGTAACGCTCACCTGTTTTTGACGATGGCTTTCCCGACTTGGTGCGCCATTTCTGGTCACCCCAATTTTTAAGGGACTGCTGCGGCGCTTTCATGTCAGTCCCTTGTATCCGTCTGCGTTCTCTTCAAGATATGCGGCGGCTGCCTTCAACACGGCAATATTATCCTTAGCGTGCCCAATCATGTTGTTGCATGGATTACATAAGATACCGCGCACTTTTCCGCTGCCATGACAGTGGTCTACGTCAAGTTTTTTATTAATCTCTGCTTCAGTTATTCCGCAAATCATACATGCATGGGTTTCATTTTCACGCATTTTTTCCCACTGCTCGTAGGTCAGCCCATATCGCAGTTGAAGTTTTTCTGCCTTACGGTTACGCGGCGTAGTCGGGCTTTCGCGTTTGTACTGCTGATGGCAAGGTTTGCAACGTGCGCTTGGATAGTAATTACCTGACCACTTGTCAAAAAACTTGTAAAAGTCCTCAAGTGGCTTTTCAGCACTACATTTCAAACAGGTCTTAGTCACGATAAGAACCCCCAGCGGCCTTGTACCGTTTAGCTACAAGTTGTGCTTTGCGGGCTGACCACTGTCCCGCACCGGTTCCTTGCGTAGCCGCTGCCTTCACTTGAGACACAATGCGTTTGCGCAAGCTAGGCTTGGTGTAGTTACCCGCAGCATTGACCGTACCGCCTTCAGCGTATTGCGTGAAGTCAGTGTCATCCCTACGGGCAGTCTTAGTACCCTTGGGCATTTTAGATGGGCTGATAGCGCCCATGCCGCGAGAAGCCATCATTTAACACATCTTCCCACGGGTCTTACCCTTAGATGCAATACCGTCCGCGCGGCTAGAAGCGGAACCGCCTTTGGCGTACTTTTCACCGCCCGTAATACGGTTGGCTATGGCTTTTGCACCTTCGGTGGGAGCGACATTCAATAGCGTATTGGCTGCGCTACCAAGCCCTTTGGCTCCTTCCTTCAAAGCAGAGCCGTATTCGCCCTTTTTGTAGGCTCCTACAGCGGCGTTACCTGCTTCTGAAGTAGTGCGCTCTGAACTGCGAATACGCTCGTGCCCCGAGGGGTTGTATTTCTTGATGCTGTCCATGATTGACGCGCCCTTGGAGTCGTCATCCGAACCTATCTTTGAAGCGTCCTCGTAAGCCTTGTTAGCTTTCTTGCGGGTTTTCTCGTCTGCTACATCGTCGTAGTTGGAGGGTTTTTTTGGGTCAGCCATTTTTAGTCCTTAGTACATTTTGCAGCGGGTCTTACCTTTGGAGGCAATACCATCACCACGTTTAGAAGCGGAAGACACAGTTGAAGTCATACCACCAGAAGCCATCTTCTTGGCTTTGATTTGCCCACCAGCAGCCCTTTGATTGGCAGCACTAGGTCTTTTAATTCTGTCAAGCAGTCCGGGGTTCTGGCGGGCAACGGCTTCTTCGTATTTTTTCCTGTCCGCTGGGGACGCATTTGCCAAAAAGGTCTCTATATTTTTTTTGCGCTCCGCAGACGAAAGAGGTTTACTGGGGTACAAATCAGAACCTTCTCCAGCCATTCCGGGTGTTAACCCAAGGGGTGTTATTAGCCCTTCCAATACATCTTTCCCAAGCCGTTCACGTTCCCCAGCAGTCATATTGGTAGCTGCGTTGGCGGCAGTTCCAAGGCCCGCAAGCGTTAACGCAGCGCCAACCTTGCCTGCCATACCACGGGCTTTAGGTGTTTTAGCAGCAGGGGTAGCAGGGGTAGCAGCGGTAGTAGCAGTGGTAGCGCGCCCAACTTTGCTTTCACGCAGCATCCGGTTGAAGTCATCCATATCCGTGGGTACTTCAGCTTTTACAGGCGCACGTTTGCTGGTTGGGGTTTCCCTTGTAACAGTTGGCCCTGCTGCGGCAGCGGATTTGTTCACGCCTGCGCGGTCATTAGCCCCTTTGGTTTTATTTTTGTACCGTTTAAGCTCAGCGTCAATTTCCGCTTGGGTTGCCCGGCTTTTTGCTTCAGCTATAGCGGCACGGTCAGGCCCTTCTGCAAACTTCTTTTGAGTTTCCGACAAGTCTCCGGTTATGGGTCGTGGGCTTTTATCAGGCCCAGCCGCAAACATCTCTTTGGCTTCTGATAATGGCCCGGTTTGGGCTCGTGGTTTCATTGCCCGTGCTTGGGCTCTTAACCTTGCATAGTAAGCAGCAGCACCAGCGCCAGCCGCACCAGCACCAGCAGCAAGGCCAGCACCGCCCATACCGCTATCTTCGGGGGCAACTTCGGGGGAAGGAGAAGTAACATCGGGAGTAGAGAACCTAAAATTACCTTGGCTACCAAGTTCAGAGCCGGGGACAACACCTTCGTACCCAGCAGCAGCTTGACTATCACCGTCGCTACCACCTCTACGACCACCTTTACCACCGCCGTAAACTACATCGCGGGCGCGAATACCGCCATTACCTACACTACTACCCGCACGCTGTGCGCCCGCTAAACCTCGGTTGCTTTCCTGAATAGCAGCGCCAGCGTCCCGCGCGGCATCCCCAAAACGGAAATTACCTTGGCTACCAAGTTCAGAGCCGGGGACAACACCTTCGTACCCAGCAGGCCCAGCGGCAGAAGTACTCCCCTCACCTTGTTTGTCAAGGTGATTCTTGTACATGTACCCCATTGCGCCTAGCGCGGCAAGGGCTGCTAAATCATTGTTGTTCATGGATTACTCCTTAGCAGGCCATGCCGCCCTTTTTGAGCATCTTGCCTTTGGTCTTACCTTTGGTAGCAATACCGTCAGCACGGGCAGAAGCGGAACCGCCACCAGCCATCTTCTTAGCGGGGGCAGCATTCTTCTTCATCATCTGGAATCTGTCCATCATCATGTCTTTTTTGGAGCCTTCTTTGACGCCTTTTTTCTCAACGTCTTTACCGGACTTCTCAAACTTAGCAAATGGGTTTACGCCTTTAGTAGCCATAGTGTTTCCACCTTTCTTGAACAATTCAGTTTTACCCTGCTTGGTGTCAGGTTTGTTGATACGTTGCAAATCAGGCCGCGACGTAGAGCCTTTACCAAACTTCATTCCTTTGCTTGCACCACTAAAGTCTTTTGCAACGGATTGAGGTATTCCTGCCTGCTGAGCGAACGACGGATTGTGCGCCGCAGCATCCATGAATTTCTTTTGTTTAGAGCTTGTCGCTGGCATCGTCAGCTTTCTTGCGGTTCATAAGTTTCTTCACGGTCTCTGTTTCGTAGATGCGGATTGCCACCCAGACAATACTAAGAACCGCAGATACGGCAGGTAAGAATTCCACAAGTGTTCCTATTACGGTAAGGATAGAAGCACCATCAATTACGTGCTTCAGAGTTTCTTGGTTTTGCTCGTTCATGTCGTGCTCCTAGCATTTCCATCTTGCCAAGGAAGCCGCCTTGCGGGTGGGCTTGCCTTTTTCATCTTTCATTGGCCCCGGCATACCAGACATGCGGGCGCAGAACGAGTCCTTGCGCGGGCCACCTTGGGGCTGGGGAGCTTTTAGGTTGCTACCGGTTGCAGCGTTGTACTTGGCACGGCCTTTAGCCGTCAACCCGGCCCCCTTGGAGACGGGTAGCTTCTCGCCACGACCAACTGCAAGAGAGGGGTTTTTCTTAGCCATAGAACACCGTCACGCCTGTCACAGACGCGCTCAATGCTAGATACAACGTAGTGCTGAACCTAATCCCCTCTCCGGGGATGTCAAACGTGTAGGTGTTGGGGTTGGTGTTACTAGCAATGTCAATCTCCAGCAATACCGTACCGGATGACCCACCATCTTTGAATTGAATAGTAGCCGCCGTGCTGGCTGCTGGGCAAATAATCAAACCTTTTAACCGTGTAGGGCCGCCAAAAAGCGTACCCGCTGCGCTTGCGTGGGCGCTCTTAACATCTGTCTGTTGCATAACTAATCTCCTATAAAGCAAGGGCCGAAGCCCCCGAGACTAATTACTGCTGGGTTGCAGATGGGTTGGCAGAGCCGTCAGAGTCACGAACGATGTACTCAACAGTGACAGTAATCGTACCGGCAGTAGCGTCAGCGGTAGCCGCAGTAAACGTACCGTAGATGAGCGCATCAGTTGTGCCAATGCTGTCATAAAGCCCTGAAGTAGCCGCTGCAATAGTGGCTGGAGAAGTTTGAACCACCGAAGTACCGGTATTGACCGTAGCCATGTACAAGTTGGCAGTGCCGCTGCTACCGATGGTAACGCCGCAGTTAGACGCGCCAGTCAAGGCAACATTGACTTCAAGGCCAAAACGAACAATCTTAGCACCAGCAGGAAGCACGAACATCAGTTGTGCTGCGGGGCTTGCCAGAATGACAGAAGCGGGGGCTGTGTAGGTCTGGGCAACGATAGTAGCGCCCAAATTACGGATGGTTCCAGCGGTAGTGCCAGTGGTGTTTTTGACAGTGCCCAAGAGCCAAGGGCCAAGGTGAGTAGCGAATCCCATGATGAGTCCTTACATACAAGTGGAGCGCATCAATCGGTATGTCGTCCAGCCGGGACTGGTTTGATACGCCGGTAACCCCGGAGTGAGAGCAATATACACCAAAAAGAAAAGGGGCACAAGGCCCCTTCTCTCAGTCTTTTTAGGACGAACCGGGAGAGCCAAAGACTCCCAGTGGGTCAGACCAACCGAACGAATAACGCTCGCGGGCCTTGTAACGGACGTTGCCGGTATCAAAATCACCGTCCATGCTGTTAGCCAGAGGCGAACGCACGAAATGCTTCAGACCGTTAGGCACATCGGTGGTTAGATACCAGCCGTTGCTATCAGTAAAGAAGTGGTTGATTGTGTAACCTTCAGGAATCGAACCGTTGTTCTTCAACGCATTGATATCGTTGTCGGTAGTGCCAACACGGAGGCTGGTTTCCAACAGACGGGTAGCAACGAATTGCAGAGCAGGAGGAACAATCAGCTTGCGGGGCTTAGCTGCAATCAGCAGACCACGCTCATCAGTCCAAGCGGCGATTTGGATAACGGCGGCTTCCAAGGAAGTCTCGTTCAAATCAGCAGCAGTAGAAGGACGATTGCTGTTAGTACCACCATTGACCAGCGGGTGGGCAGTGCTGAACAGAGCAACGCCGTCACCACCAGCATAAGCTGCGGAGAAACCGTTGTTGATAACAGCAGCAGCTTTAACCTGCTTGGTGTACGCCATAGCGCGAGCCAGACCTTTGGTGTAACGAGCGGACAAGCTGTCATACAGATTGTCTTCAATTGCCTCTTCAGTGATGGAGAAGCCCAAAGCAATGGTCTCGTGGTTGTAGCGGGTAGTCCAAGCCTCTTGCGCATTGTCATACGCAATTGCAGAGCCCTCGTTCTTCACCGGAGCGGCGGAGAATCCAGACAGCTTGGTTTCCTCTTCGAAGGAACGCTCGGAGGTCTCAGTTTCGTAGAGTTCCTTGTGTTCTTCGCCGTAACGAGCGTATTCCATTCCAAACAAAGCGTTCAGTCCGGGGAGCAACTCTTTAAGTAGCTGGGCGCGTGAAATAGCCATTTTAAGTTACTCCTTATGCAATGCTGGTAGCAGCGTAATACTGATGCTGACCAAAGTTAATTTTGACCAAAATCTCTGGGTACTGCATGAACACAATGGTGGTGTTCAAAGTAGCAACAGGGGCTTGGTTCAAAATAAACGAGGTAGCACCGGCAGCGGCAGCGGTGTCAACGAAAGAACCCGCAGAAACGTAGTTCCCGCTTGAGTCCAACGAGCCAACATCAGTGCCAACAGGCAACGCGAACGGCAGGGCCGAACAAGTCACAGTAGCAGTAGAAATGCTGGTATAGGTTGCAGTCCCCAAAGAAACAGCCGTGTCAGTCACCAAGCCAAGCACGCGAACGGGCAGAGCAGCAGTGGTTGCAGGAGTATCACTTGGAGCCAAGATTGCGTTCTTGGAGTTGCCGGTTGCGGTGCTACCTGTGTTGTTAATCATGGCCAAATTTTGACCAATCATGGCGCGAGCGCCAGAAGCAACAGCGGTAGTAGCAGAGCAAACAACACCCTTGAACACTTGGTCAGGGTCGTCAGCAACAATAGCCACTGCATCGCCAGCCGCAGTTGATGCGGGCCAGTATTGCGAGAAGGTCAACTGTTTAGTGACGGGGTTGGTATAGCGGCATCCCAAGAAGATACCGGTTTGGTTACCTGCCGTGCCAGTAGACACAGACAAGCGCACGATTTCACCACGAGACAGTCCTACGTAATCACCGTAGAAGATTGCTGTGCTGTAACCGTTAGTAATCGGGTAATCACGAGTAGAACCCGCGAATACCTGACCTCCAATCAAGTTGATTGGCTTTAGCCCGTAGGGGGCATCAATCACCGGATAAGCCATAAAGACTCCTATAAAAATTAAAGACCAGAACCAAAAGTTACTTCAGATTTTTTCTGAGAGAACTTCTGCATACGATGGTCGTTATCCTGCATGTAAGTATTGTCAACGGAGTCCATCTGCTGCTTATTTTTATTAGCATAGAAGGCGGCACGTTGAACCATAAACTCGGCGGGAATACGACACAAAATCAATCCACCTACCTCGACACAGCCTTTGAAGCGGCCTTCGGTAGTAGCGTGCATCATTAGTTCAGGATAATCATCCGCTTTCACGGGTTCATAGCCCTCACGTAACTTGCCAGAGATATTTGATGGGTCAGAAGTTCCTAAAGTACTAATGCGAATCCACCGATGTGTCCACCCATCCCGAGGGTCGGGAGAAGGCAAAGACTCGGGCGGACGCCAAGCAGTTGGACGATAGGTAGTTTCACGGGTTTCCAATTCACGACCTAGACGGTTTTGTTTTGGAGTTGCGTTCTGAGTTTCCATGTTCAATAACCTCTTTTAAGTTGAGCAACCTGTTTAGCGTAAAGTTCGATAGGAACCCCAAGACGACGCGCAATGGCGGCTTCGGATGCCTTTAACTTAATGCGGTTAGGCGGGGTGCTACGTGAAGCCGGAGCAACAACAGTAGCGGGTTTTGCACGGCGGGGAGATTCATCCTCGTCCGGTTCTGATGTCCTTTTTTGTGGAGGCGGGTCATCATCCTCATGGCTCTGAGTATCATCAAAATACTCAGGAAATCGTTTGCGCATCGTTTTGTCGATGGTGCGGAAGTACTCTTCAGTACCCACGTAGTCCGCACCATACAGTCTTTGCAGTTTCTTGTCAATCCCCACGGCAGCCATAGACATCTCTTCATCTTGACCCCACCAGTCCTTGTTCTTCTCCGCCCATTTTTCAGCGCGGGGTGAACCGGGTTTTGCGGGTTGCTGTACAGGAAACTCACGGTCTTCAACCTCAATAGGCCGCATTCCGTTGGCGCGTTCCAGCTTGAGACGGGCACTGGTCATTTTTTCCTGCGCGTCTACTAGCTTATCACCGTCACCAGCGTCGTATGCTTCCTTATAAAACTTCTTGGCTGATTCCAACTCAATCTCAGCCGCGCCCTTTGAAGTTTCAATCAGTACCTTGCTGCCCGAGGAAAGCTGGTGCTGGAGACGCTTGTTCTCTTCAAACACCTGCTTGGCAAAGTTTTCAGCAGCCTCACGCTCACGGAAAGCCTCTTCCTTGGCGCGGCGCTCATCGTGGTAGCCACGGGTGAACTTCTTAATACGTGCTTGAACTTTCTCATCATAAGAGGACAGTTCGTCGTCTGTGGGGTCATCGGGAGGAGGTGCGGCCTTGCGCCCACGGTCTTGGGGCGGAGTATCGTCTTCAATCTCCACCTCAAACTTCTCGTCCTCTTTCTCTGCTGCTTTAGCCGCAGCCTTAGCTTCCTTCTCATCAGGAAACTCAAAAGTGTCGTCTTCAAATGCAGGCATACATTACTCCTTTAAGCAGCGCGTTGGATACCGCGCGGGTCTTCGACAACGGCTTCCACCGAGTCGTCATTGATGATGCGGAATTCGCGTCCATGAATCTTCAAACGTGTGCCTGAATTGGGGCGAACAATAATGAAGTCACCTTCTACACAAGATGGGCCACTAGGGAAGCGAGTTGCATCCTTGTAGCAATCAGGGCCAAGTTTGACTACAAACAGCACTGGGGTCAGTACTTCTTCGTAGTGCATGGTCTGCCCCGATTTAACAATCCCAATATCACTGTCCGCAAACTCCTCCATTGCTTCAGGTACAACGCACAGCATGTGGAAGGTTTTCGGGTCAGGCAACTGTTTAGCTTTCTCTTCGGGGGTCTTATTCAGAATCCCCGACAAGTCCACCGCAGCGACATCAAATTCACTCATCATCTTTCTCCAGTTTTTGCACGAGGTCTTTAACGATAGTTTCTGCATGCGTCAGACCCCGGATGACACCGCAGACATGCCGATACTCGGCAAAATCGTTTGCTCGACCACTCGCTATAAAAACAGCTTGGTCGGTACGTAATTGTTCAATCTCTTTCGCAAGGTAACTAAGTACCCGGTTAGTGTCCATTACTGCTCCTTACGGGGTGTGCGGTTTTGATTTTGGTACTGCATCTGGGCATTGGCTTGGCGTTGCTGCTGCTGTTGCTGCGCCTTGTTCTTGGCAACCTCAGCACCTATGCGAACGCCTTCCATTTCCATCTGCCTGTCTAGCTTGTCTTTAGCCTGAGCCGACTGCGCCGCCACTTGCATGGCTGCAATCTCTTTCTGCGCTTCAATCCGTGACTCTTCAATCCGAAGCTGGTCAGCTTTGGCTGCTGCATCAAGCTGCTGCTTCTGCGCCTTGAGTTGGAGGTCTTGCTGCTGAATCTGAAGCTGCTGCATCTGCATCTGCACCACAGGGTCTTGCATCTGCTGCTGCGCTGCTTGCTGTTTGGCTTCTTGCTGGTCACGCTGAAGAATCTGCTGCGAGGCTTGTGCCGACATAACGGCAATCTGGTCAGCTTGCTCGGGCGTAACCTTCTTGTTCATGTCCTCGCCCGGTATCGACATGCCAATCGCGGACTCAACCTGCTTGCGGTACTCCAACGCCACATGCTCGTTGATGTGGGCCATAGCCGCTGCCATGATGGCTTGCGCTGCCGGGTTCTGCTGCATCAACTGCTGAATCTTTGGATTCTGAATGGCAGACGCATGCACAGCAATGTGCGCTTGGTGATTCTGTTCGATGAACGCCTTGACCGGCTTGCCAGTCAGTATGTTCTGGTTCTCAGTCACCGGGTCTACGGGGATGGCATCCTCCTCCATCTTGACCAGCTTGTCTGCGTTCTTGACCCCCAGCACCTCAATCATCTGCCGGTGCAGGAACGCCATGTCGTACAACTGGGGTGCGCTCTGTGCAAGCTGCATCACCGCTTGGTACTGCACAATCTTCTGCGCCATCGTCGCTGCGTTGGGGTCGCTGACGGGGATAACCTCAACCATGTCGTAGTCGGCTTTCTTAGCCCGACGGTCATCCTCCATGTCGTCATCCGAGTTGTCCTCGGGAGCGTAGTCGTACTCCTCCGGTGTGTAGTCGGCAATGATGGTCTTCAGCAGCTTGAACTCCTGCTTCATCGTGTAGTGCATGCGGGCCTGAACAGCGCCCATCACTTTCAACTGCCGCTCCAACAGGGCCAGCGTTGTGCCAACCGGAGCCTGCGCCGACATGTCGCTGACGTTCATATCACCAGCAGAGGCGAACGAGCGGCCCTCCTCGACAATAGTCTGGAACAGCGCAAACAGGGTTTGGCTTGGCTCCTTGTAAGGCAGTGGGAGTATGTTGTCGCGGATTGAGCCACTCGGCACATCCACATCACGGAACTCACCCGGCTGGATGGGGGTGTCATCACCCTTGATACGCAGACCACGGGACTTCAGACCACCGGGCAAATTAGAGAGGGTTCCTGCGTCAATCAACTGCCGTTGCAGCATGGTGGCGCTCTTTACATACCCACCAATCAAGTGGATGAGGCCATAACCATAGAAGCCAAAGCCGGGGATGTACTGGTAGTGCACAAAGTGCTGGCGCTTAATATGCAGCGGGTCATCCTCGTACCAATTACGGCGAACAGCCAGAACAGTGCGTGTGCCTTTCTCAACGGTCACCACATACGGCAGAGCAATCCCCGTCTCTTTTTTCTTCTTGTTCTTATGCTCAAAACCGGGCAAGTCCAAGTCAACGTGGAACTCAAGAACACGGAACCGGTCATCCTGAATCGCAGACATGCCTTGCTCTTCGGCTTTCTGCTTCTCAATGTCGTCCAACTCAAAACTTGGCTCCCCCAAGTCCACATCACGATAGAACCCAGCTTCAATCAGCTTCAGTACTTCGTTTTCGGTCTTGCGCATTACATGCGCGACACGGGGGGCATCCTCAATACTAGATGCGCCGTAGGGCACAACGATGTCTTCAGCGGGGATAAATACGGAGACTTGCCGCCCTTTACTCGGGTCGTAGTACACCTTCTTGAATGCAGAGCCTGCCAAGGGCAGTGACCACAACAGCTTCTCATGCTCGGGGCGGTACTCCTGCATCACCTCGGTAAGCTGGTAGTTCATGTCCTCTTGGACACGTTCTGCGGCTTCTTCCTTCTTCTTGGTGTCTTTACCAATGATTTTGGTCTTAACCGGCCCACTTGCGGGGAAAGTCTCGGTGATACCTTCGGATTGAAACCGTACAACTGCCTCGGTCAGCATCGGGTGGAACACACCACACGCGCCCTGCCACGGCTCGGTACGCTCTTCGTACTGGAGACCCAGCAGTTTCAAACCATCGACGTAGGTCTTAATCCACTCTTTGCGGTCACCTAGGTCTTTGGTAAAGGCTTCAACCAGTTCTCCTGCAATCTCAGCAAGTTCACCGTCATCCATGTACTCGGCTAGGT